TGGCCCACATACACAAGGTTATATTGGTGGTGTATTAGATGCGTGTCATATTGATACATATATTGATATGGAAGATGATGATGGTATATTACTTCAGATGGGAATCAATGGTGTAAAATCAAGTCATATCAGAAAATGTGTTGCTGAACAAAGTGGTTTCAAAGGGGATACTGATACACCTGAAGGTAAGAAAGCTCTTAAAGGGCATTTAAGAAAAAGATGTAGAGTTACACCTGGTGGTGATAGAATTACAATTACTGATAATGGTGAAGAGGTAGAATTATTTGAAGATACTTGGAGAACAGCAGGAACATCTCAAAAAGTGGCAACTCACTTTGGTAAAGGTATGAGAGATTGTTTAAAGAAAAAGGCGGCTAAAAAATGAGAACACAATTATTAGCAACATTCACAACAAAAGATAATCTTGATGAAACAACAAGTAAAATAGAGAATGCATATTCAATCGTATTTA